ACAATCACAGCACTGCGTACCAAGGCTACAACGGATACCCTCTGTACACCCCTAATACTCAGGGTCTTGAAGGTGCTGGCTACATCAGTGTTCCTAGCGCACTTGGTTTGGCTACGGCTGTAGCAACTCGTCTCCTTACGGATGACGGGCTTGTTGTTACTGCAGCTACTGCTGCAACCAACACCGCTACGCAGCCTACGCGCATTAACGTCACCGCAACGACTGCTGCAACGGTTACCGTTGCTGGCGGAACGGGCACATGGCCTGTGGGAACTAAGGTTACTATTGCAACTGGTACGGGAATCCCCGCTGCAGTTGTTGGTACGTGGACTGTTACGGGCTGTAGCGGAACAACCCTCGTTATTGCTGGTACTGGTTGGACCGTCGCAGATTCGGGCGCAATTACGCCTGGAACTAAGTTGACTGGTGCAACTGGTACGATTAAGTCGCTGTCCGTTGCTGCTGGTGCTGACAACATCGCAGTTGGCACGGCCATCACCATCACTCCTTGGGCTTAAGTCTTAGGTAGATAATGCCAAGAGTGGGGATTCCTTCAGGCGGGCAAACGCCCTACCCCGGCGAGAGCTTTCCGTCTCGTCAGGAACTGAGGGAGTCCTCACTCGGTGAACTAGTAGATCCTTCGACTCTTCGGTCTCTAGGTCGCAACCGTGGGTTTACCCCATACAGCATGCTTAATGAAGAGTTCCAGAGCGCGGCGATTGGCTACGATCCAGATGTCCAGCCGTACACTCTCAATGACGCAAACGAAGAGTACGACCCCGTAGCTCCCGTGGTCCTTACCGATGTCCCAACTTCTTCGACTGATTACGGTCGACCAAGAACAGTTGCTGCCGGTTATGACCCTAACACCCAAACTATGACAGTTGTGTTTCGGGACGGAACGTTCTACAACTACTACGAAGTTAGCCCGGGTGAATGGGAGAACTTCCACGCGTCTATTTCCAAGGGCGCACCTTGGCTGAACCGTAAAAACAGCAAACAGGCCTCTGATGGGCTTTTTATCGGTAAACCTCGAGGCGTAGCGGCTGGGGCCGACGTGTCTCCCCAGATTCGAGCCGAGCTGTACCGTGTGGCACGTACGCACTCTCGCGCACGAGGCCGAGGCTTAAAGCCACCTAGGAAACGTCGAACTCTGTAAACTAGGCAAATGCCAAAGGTACACCAAATCGGACAACATCATTTTTTACAGGTCATTCCGTTCCCGGTTAAGTGGGGGCTAAAAATGGCTGTAAAAGGATGGACACAAGAAATCGAGTACCCTTATAGAGAAGCATCCCCGCTTATTCTCAGACTGCCGAAACATAAGGCATTAGTTATCGGTCGTTGGCAAGGGAAACTAACAGAAGAAGAAGCCTTAACAAAGGCAATTGGAGGACGAGAGCTCAGTGATGAAGATTTTCAAGAAGAAAAAGGCTGGACTCCAGCCCCCCAGCAGGGTTCAGAAGAGGGTCGAGATGATCTCGACTCCGGACCTAGTTACATGGAGTGAAAACGCTCTTTACGTCATTGGGAAAGAGTTGACGGGTTGGCTGCGGGACAATAACGCGGATCGCTTACGTGAGGCCGATATGGGGGCAGAAGCTTTGCTCGCCATTACTCGCGAGTTACTGAAACGGTCTGGACATGGATCCTGAAGATCTTGAGCAACAATTTGATGAGATTAACCCCGACTTCTATCTTCAAGAGGATCCAGAGGCTGTTTTTGAGGAAGAACCCGAAGAAGAGTTATCCCCTGAGTTTGTCGGTAAGCTCATCGACAAAATCATGCAGTTCATGGTCGCCCTCGTCGGGCACGACCTTCACGTTTACCAGAAACCCCTAGCCAGACGAATCATTGAGTCCGTCATCATCAACGACGGTGAAGAGATCACTGCTCTGGCTTCCCGTCAGTCCGGCAAGACTGAGACAGTTTCTGACACCCTGTCGACCTTGATGGTCATCCTCCCTTTGTTGGCAAAGCTGTACCCCGATCTTTTGGGGAAGTTTAAGGACGGACTCTGGGTGGGCATGTTCGCCCCTACTGAGTCTCAGGCTGAAACGTTGTTTAGCCGTACTGTCACCCGACTTACCTCTGAGAGAGCTCAGGAAGTCCTTGGAGACCCGGAGATTGACGATTCGGCCGCCCGAGTTGGTGGTGTGACCAAGATGATCAAACTTAAGAGATCCGGTTCTACCCTCACAATGATGACGGCAAACCCTCGCGCCAAGATTGAGTCGAAGTCGTTCCACGTCATCGTCATTGACGAGTGTCAGGAAGCGGATGACTTTGTGGTCTCCAAGTCGATCTCACCAATGCTTGCTTACTACGCCGGAACTATGATCAAGACCGGCACGCCCACAACTTCTAAGAACAACTTCTATCGGGCTATTCAACTCAACAAACGCCGAGCTACGGGACGAGCCGCTAGACAGAACCACTACCAGTGGGATTGGCGGGATGTCGCTAAGGTAAACGACAACTACCGTAAGTTCATCAAAAAGGAGATGCTTCGCATTGGCGAGGACTCCGATGAGTTCCAGATGTCGTACTGCTGCAAATGGCTGCTTGAGCGCGGTATGTTCGTGACCCAGACGTTGATGGACGAACTTGGGGACCCCACACAAGAGCTCGTCAAGGCATGGCATAAAACACCTGTGGTGGTCGGCATTGACCCCGCGCGTAAGATGGACTCCACTATTGTTACCGTGGTCTGGGTTGACTGGGACCGCCCAGATGAGTTTGGGTATTTTGATCACCGAGTATTAAACTGGCTCGAGATTCAAGGAGACGACTGGGAGGAACAGTACTTCCAGATCGTCAACTTCCTTAGCAACTACGACGTGCTTGCCGTCGGCGTTGACGCTAACGGTGTCGGTGACGCCGTTGCCCAGCGACTCAAGGTTCTCATGCCTAGGGCCGAGGTTATTTCCCTCACATCAAGCCCTAGTGAGCAGTCCAAGCGATTCAAGCACTTGCAGGCTCTCATGCAACGCAGGATGTTGTCGTACCCCGCTAACTACAAGACAAAGAGGCTTCGCGTATGGAAGCGTTTTGTACAGCAAATGACAGACGCTGAGGTCCAATACAAGGGACCTAACTTTATGGTTGCCGCCCCTGACGAAGCCTACGCTCACGATGACTTTGTTGACTCCCTCGCAATTGCGTGCTCAATGACCGTCGATCTGGTCATGCCAGAGGTTCAGGTTAGCTCTAACGTCTTCTTCTAGTAGAGACTTACTTAGCCTGTATTTATTCTTCATTTAGAGGAAACTTGTAATTGAAACGCGCATTTCACCAACTAAGGAGTTACACCATGGGTATTGGACCCGCACCTATGTTCCCTGAGCGTTCGCCTCAGGTTTACGAACGCAAGCTCGCTGGTAACCTTGAGCGCCGTGGACCTCTTCGTTTTGAAGAAGGAATCGCCACGGACACTGACGTTCCCACCGATTTCCAGAAGGGCGCAATGAGTGGTTTTGCTACCGCTCCGGGCCGTCCGAACCGCAACGCACCTGTATGGCAGAAGCCTGCCGCTGAGACGCTCATGGAGCGTGCTCACGTTGGCTCGGCTGCATGGGTCGAAGCTCCGACGTTCCTTGGCGAGTTTGCTCACGGTTCGTTCACTAACTACGCAGAACAGACCGTTGAGGTTGTCGCTCGTTCGGGTGCCCGCACGATGCGCCTCAACCCGACCGTCGTCAACGACTAGTTTGACCTGCGGTGGGCCTACTTAGCTAATAGGTTAGCTAAGTAGGCCCACCATTGTACGAGGAGTAATCATGGCGCAAGTACCGGCTAACCAAAGGCTTTGGAACATGGTCATCATGCAAGCCAAGGCTCGTTTTGCTAAGTACCCGTCCCCCGGTGCTAGCCACTGGGTCCACTCCGAGTACGTAAAGCACGGCGGGCAATTCATAGAAGTTTCTGAGAAGACTCGCGCAGAAAAACTCCGTAAGAAGCATTACGAAGAGAAACTCCGCGAGAAGATCGCAGAGAAGAGGAAGGGCACAAAGAATGACAAGAAGTAGTGAGACGGCATAATGGCTGGTGCACAATTTGACTTTTCGCCTCCCAGTTATCGGGCGGCGTCTTCTGACCTTACGATCAGTATCTCGCCCCTTGGGCTCGTAGAACTTGCTGACGAAGAGTTTGAGGTCCACGGTCCTCGTCTAAACCGTTACTCGCTCAACTGGGCTATGTACCTAGGTCACCACTGGGGCTACCGTCGTGAGCAGGGCGAGATGCAGATCTCGATCAACTACTACCGAGCTTTCATTGACTACCTTGCCCGCTTTACTTTTGGCAAGGGAGTCACTTTCCGTTCCCCCAAGGAGACGGAAGCAATCGTACCTGATCGTCTTGAGCGGGTATGGGAAGTCGACAACGACAAGATGCGCGTCTTGCTCGAAATGGCACAAACCGGGGCTATTACGGGTGACTGCTTTGTTAAGGTTGCATACGAAGAGCCGTGGACTGACGCTATCGGGCGTTTTCACCCGGGCCGCGTACGCATTCTTCCCCTAAACAGTGCGTTCTCATTCCCAGAGTTCCACCCACACGACCGTACCCGCCTTCTGCGGTTCAAGCAGAAGTACCGCTTCTGGGGTACCAGCCTTGAAGGTACTCGTCAGGTATTTACATACACCGAAATCTTGACCGACGATGTTATTGAGGAATACTTAAATGATGAACTTATTGACTCGCGTCCTAACCCGCTTGGACAAATTCCCGTTGTACACATCCCGAATATCCCTGTTTCTGGCTCACCATGGGGACTCTCGGACGCGCACGACATCATCTCGCTGAACCGTGCCTACAATGAGATCTCGACGGATATCGCCGACATCATTAACTATCACGCTTCTCCAGTTACAGTAATTATCGGCGCTAAAGCCGCCAACCTTGAAAAGGGCGCAAAGAAGGTCTGGGGAGGTCTGCCCAAGGACGCCAGCGTGTTTAATCTCGAGGGCGGTAGTGCTGGGCTGCAGGGTGCCATGGAGTACCTTGACCGACTAAAGATGTCTATGCACGAAATGATGAACGTGCCAGAGACCGCTCTGGGTCAGACTCAGCCAATCTCTAACACTTCTGGCGTTGCTTTATCGATCCAGTTCCAGCCTTTGATGAACCGTTGGTCGCAGAAAGTCGCGCAGTACGGTTCCGGTCTTGAAAAGATCAACGAACTGGTCATGCTTAACCTTGCGGTTAAAGAGCCTGACACGTTTGTGTACAACCCTGAGATTGACGGCCCCCTTAAAGAAGGTCAAATCACTCAGCTTGACCCTAATGATCCGATCACGTACCAGACGTACACTCACTTCCCTGAGCCTCTCCCGCTTGACAAGCTTGTCCTCCTTAACGAGCTTCAGCAGAAGATGACGATGGGGCTTGAGTCCAAGGAAGGCGCACTTCGCGCACTTGGCGAGGAGTTCCCAGAAGAGAAGCTTGAAGAGATTCGTTCAGAGCTTATCTCCGATGCAATGTCGGAAGGTGCTCTCAACCTTGTAAAGATTCAGATCCAAAAGCAGATCATCGACATGACCGGCATGATGCCGGGACCGGATGGATCTGCAATCCCAATGGAGCCGACCATGCTTGGAGACGGCGACACTCTGGGAGATGGAATCTCCGGACCTGCTACTGAGCAGTCCGCACAAGACCCTGCTTTGAACTCCGGACCTATGGTGGCTCAAAGTGAAGCGCAGATTCGTGAGCAGTTGGTAACAGATGCTTACGGAACTAAGCTAGCCGGTCGTCAGCCTGTTCAGGGCGACAACCAAAAAGAATGATGAGATCATTGTTTTAGTGTGACAAGTATCTGGTAAGTCGGTTTACTTGTCATTAGTGATAGGTCATGTGTTACGCCTTCGGGCATTCGGAAAACGGCCACGAGAATGAAAAGAGAAATCATGTCGGAAGACGCATTTGAGGCAGCAGAAGCTGCCGTAGAAACACCCCTCGCTAATTCAGAACCCTTTGCTACGGAGGAATCACCTGTGGGCCAGTACACCGCAGAAGATCTCGCCAAGGCGCGTGCTCAGGAAAAAGACAAGCTTTACCCTGTCATGGACAAGATGAAGGAAGAACTCGCCGCCTTGAAGAAGGAGCGCGAGGAGCGTGAAACAGCAGAAGCAGAACGCAAGGCACAGCGTGCCGCCCGTGATGCTGAAGCAAAGAAGAAGCAGCAGGAAGAAGCAGAAGCTGAGCTTGGCTTCAAAGAGCTGTTGAAAAAGAAGGAAGAAGAGCTCGAGTCGAAGCTCGCTGAAGAGCGATCAGAGCGTGAGCGTGCCTTTGCACTTCTTGAAAAAGAGCGTGAATTTACAGAACTGCAGGCATTCCGCCAGCAGCGTCTGGAGCAGGAGCGCGAAAACATCATTCCGGAACTGATTGACCTGATTCAGGGAAACAACCGGGATGAGATTGAGACGAGCATCCTTGCACTTAAGGAGAAGTCGTCTCGCATTTTTGATTCTGTTGCACAAGCTTCGCAGCAGACTCGGAAAGAAATGGTTGGAGCACGCGTTACCGCTCCTTCCTCTGGACCCCTCGATAACGATCCGGCACAACTTTCGACCTCCTCGGATGATCTCCGAAATATGTCTATGGCTGACTATGCGAAGAATCGAGCCAAGCTTCTTGGTTCGGCAGGCACAAACCGTGGTCAGGGATTGTTCGGTTAATCCATAACCCCTAACCTCTACTAAGGAGAAAATCATGGCTTCTGCCATTACCGGATCCGGCCAGCTTGCCGGAGCCCCTACCGCATACTCTGGCTCCAACAGCCAGCTCTCGCAGGCAATCCAGACCATCTGGTCGAAGGAAATCCTGTTTCAGGCAATGCCTATCCTCCGCTTCGAGCAGTTCGCTGTTAAGAAGACGGAACTTGGTGTTGCTCCCGGTCTCCGCGTGAACTTCCTGCGTTACAAGAACTTCTCGGTTGACCCGACGCCACTCACCGAAGGTGTTCGTATGACCACGAACGCTCTGACGGCTGAGCAGATCGCCATCACCGTTGCTGAGCACGGCTACGCAGTTGCAGTTTCCGAACTGCTCCTGAACGCTTCGTTCGACGACATCATGGCTTCGGCTTCGCGTCTCCTCGGTCGCCAC